AGCTCTGTATAGCATATCCCAATCTAGACAAACGTGTCTGAGAAAGGAATGGCCACTACAACTACATTTACAAAAGTAGGAGTGGTAGGAATGGTACCGCCAGTGAACTGAATGCTCGAACCAGCAGAGTTAAAACCATTGATGGTGACGATAGAAGTGTATTGAACCTGGGCTGCATTTGACGTTCCTCCATTCGGAATGGGGACATTTGATCCGGCTCCTTGGTTCCAAAGAGGTTGTACCGTCAAATTTGTTAAGGTTCTGGTATGGGGGTTGTAATTAACCGCTCCAGTACCAATCCATGTACAGGTGACCAAAAATCTACCTGAGGATATACTACTGTTGAAAAATATTGTGTCAAAACCCGCACCCACTGCTGTAATAGTAATTGGCAAATTGCCAGCAGGGGTGGTCTGTAAAATACCCAGAGTGTTATTGCCATCATACGGCCCATTATTCAGTCTGAAATATTGTCCAGGAACGACTCCACCTGGAGGGAGTCGTGGTTTTAGTAATTCCACATCATAAGATACCCAAAGCTCCCCTATCGTAGCGGCAGCTTGCATACCCACAGTCGCTATTTGCGTTTCCCCTAGATCATACATTCTCTGATCTTGGCCTGAAGGTACGGATCCTGTTCTTACATACAGGAGGTCTATAGACATTTCGCCTTTAGCACACTCTACCGGATGTAGAAAGGATTGTGAGGGTCTAGAAGACGTACTAAACTCGTACCCATCCATCTCTATTTTGGATGTGAACGGTCCCAACGCCGAATTGTACTGTGTTGCCATTATTACAGATCCCAATGCGGTGTTGACACTGTTTAATGCGTCAGCGGAAGTTGATACGAACTCAAAAACTAATCCATGCATTTTATATTGTTGAAACTGTGCAGCTACAGCCGACAACCAAGGAAAGGTGCCGACGGCTCCAGGATTAATCACGAACGATCGAGAGCTGAAAGCAATGGACCCAATGATATCAGTTAAGTATTCCTTATGACGAATCCTTACTGACCTTGGACCTTGCGAGAAGAAGGGTACTTGGTTGCTGATTAGAGAATTTTCCTCAACCTTGTAATCTCCACT